TTTACGATTCCAATACTGGTGAAATCAAAGACGACCGCAAACATCTATCAATGCTAGAAGACTTCTGGCTACCACGCCGTGAAGGTTCTAAGGGAACAGAAATCTCTACACTAGAAGGCGCACGTAATCTTGGTGAAATGGAAGACGTTAAGTATTTCCAAACAAAACTATATAAGTCTCTTGGTGTTCCTGTATCACGTATGGAACAGAGTCCAGGCTTTACACTAGGTCGCACCACAGAGATTACAAGAGACGAACTAAAGTTCAATAAGTTCGTTACCAGACTTCGCAATAAGTTCTCCACACTATTCGATGAACTACTTCGTATCCAGTTGGTATTGAAAAAGGTTTGTACCGACGAAGAATGGAAAGAAATCAAAGAAGATATCTGGTATGACTATAAGAAAGATAATAACTTTGATGAACTAAAAGAGGCGGAACTACTTAATACCCGTCTTGATACACTAATCAAAGTTGATCCTTTCATTGGTCGTTACTATTCTATCTTGTGGGTCCGTAAGAACATTCTCCAGCAGACAGACGAGGACATTGAGGAAATCAATGCTCAGATGGAACAAGAGAATGCCATACTAGCACAGCAACAACAAATGCAGATGCAAGCCGATGCCGAGGCACAAGCAATGCAGCAGCAACAGGATATGCAGAATCAGATCCAGTTTAATGCACAGCAGCAGATTGCCCAGGCTCATGTCCAGAAGGAAGTTGATAGTATCAATCCTGAGGCTGCCAATAAAGAAATGGTAAACAAAGGACATGAAGCAACTATGATGGATAAAAAGATTGAACTTGAACGTATCAAGTCATCTAAGAAGCCAGCCGCAACCGCTAAGAAGCCTGCACCTAAAAAGAAATCTGTAGTTAAAGAAGCCAAAGAACTAGGCTTAATCTATGTTGGTTCTAATCGTTACGCCAATACAGAGGGTGATGTTACTCACCTGAATGAAGATGGTGTTTTGGTTCCTATTAACTAAATAATACAAGGGTATTTGAATTGTCACTCAAAAGTGTTAAAACATTAACAGCGGCACAGATTGCTAAGAAGTGGAATCTATCACTTGATACGGTTAAACAACTTATCGATGCAGGTGCTAAGGTTGAGAAAGAACACACAGGTAGTTTAAAAGACGCCAAAGAAATTGCAAGAGATCATCTATCTGAAAGACCAGATTACTATAAGAAACTGTCTAAGGTAGAGAAGTCTAAGATATCAGAAAGTATCAGCACATCTGGTGTTAGAGGTTTAGGTAACGTTAGCGGTGATCCTGCTGTCATCAATTATGTGCAGCAATATATCAATAACAACTCTATGTCATACCAAGATGAAAACGGTAACAAGTTAAAGTGGATGAAGAAGCATCATAAAGGCCACGAGCATAACAAAGTTGGCTTTGATGAGTTTAATCCTACAAAACTAAAAGAAGGTATCTCTGCTGGTCCTGAAAGAGAAGCAGACTACAGTATTGGTGATTCAACTGGTAATACTAGAAGATTGCCTAAGATAGACGAAGGTGAAAGACTAAAGAAAGCTAAGCGAGTAGCTATGGCGGGTATGACTGCTGCTAACATATATACCATGGGTGATGTTATGAGCAAAGCATCTTCTGGTCATGGCTCACCCAAAGGAGATGTTGTTAGAATGGCAACTACACTACCAGGTGCCGCAGGTTGGGGTGCTACAGGTGTTCATTATGCCAAGAAAGCATACGACTTTGTTAAAGGAAAAAAGATGAACGAAGAAAAGAACGACCTTAAAGACGCCTGCTGGAAAGGTTATACTGCCAAAGGTCTAAAGAAAAAAGGCGGTAAGATGGTTCCTAACTGTGTTCCTGTTGAGGAAGGTTGGGCATCAATCGGTCATCCATATGATCGCTTTGGTGATGTTAGTCGTAGAGCAAAGTTCTATGGTAAGAAGCCTAAGCCAACTACCACAAAGAACGATGACAAAGATGATACCTATAAGGATTCAAAGCAGGGTGGTGCTAACGTAAATAAGGTTAAACCTGTTAAGAGTGAGGCTTGGATGCCTTACTTCACACCACATCATAAGCATTCTGCTCGTTTGAATAAAGAAAAGTCAAACAAGCCAGATATCATTGTCGATCCCGGTGGTAAAAAGGGACAAACGGTTTATGAAAACCTAAAAAAGGAAACTAAAATGGATACCAAAGAACACATTAATGAGGCTCTTGACAATATCCTTGAGAACAATCTTTCAGAAATGAAAGAGCATCTTCTTGCCGCTCTCCAAGAAAAGGCTATGGAAAAACTTGAGGAGAAGAAGAAGGATATTGCTGCTAACTACTTTGCACAGTAAGGATTAGATCATGAAAACACTCAAGCAACTAAGAGAAGAATATGATATTGCTTTACCTCAGGCATCTCCTGAGGATTTAGTGCTTGAGGATGTTTCTAAACCTAAGAGTGAGATTAAGTCACTATCAGATGTACCTTCACAGACAGCAATGCCTAATCTGCTAATGTTTAGACGCATTACTTATAGAAGATATCCTGGTAATCAGACTGTCGCTCTATACTATTCTAAGACAGTTGATAAGTATCTTTCTGTGCCATTTGGTCCTAAGGGTAATATAAACCTAAATGAAGCCTCTGTATATGATTCTATGGAAGAACTAGATTTGTATGAAGGTGCAAAGTGGGAAGCTGTTAAGGGTGGTCTAAAAGGTGCTGCACATGGAGCACTAAGAGGTGCTGCTAAAGGCAATGCTATTGCAGCCGAGCCTGGTATGGCTATCGGTGCAGTCGTTGGTGCAGCCCACGGTGCTTATAAGGGTGCCAAGACAGCATATAATAAAGCACAAGATATGGAAGAAGATTGGCAGGATGTCAATCGTAAAGATAAAACAGACGGTCTATCACAGAAGGCAGTCAATGTCTATCGTCGTGAGAACCCAGGTTCGAAACTAAAGACTGCTGTTACAGAAAAGAATCCTACAGGTAAGAGAGCATCACGCCGTAAGTCATTCTGCTCACGCATGGGTGGAATGAAAAAGCGTTTGACCTCTGCTAAGAATGCAAGAGATCCTGATTCACCAATCAATAAGGCACTACGCCGCTGGAACTGCGAGGAAGACTTTAAGTTGAAACTTGCAGAGAAGCGTATGGAAGAAGGTGTTATCGGTGATACCATTGAAAAGGGTAGAAAGTGGGCTCAAGATAAAGTAAAAGATTCCGCTACATTCAAAGCAGCACAAGAACTAGGACATAATCTACCTGGTTATGGTAATGTTAAAGCCGCCAAAGAGAAGTGGTCCAAGGGTGATACTTGGGGTGCTGCTAAAGAAGCTGGTAAGAGTGTAGCTAAAGCTGCTGCTACAGGTGCTGCCGTTGCAGGCGTTGGTGGTGTAGCAAGAGCCGCACTAAGTGGTGCCGCTAGATTAGTTGCTGGAGCCGCTGCTGCTAAAGCCGCTACGGGTGGAGATAACAAACCATCAAGTCAAGATACAGGCACAAGAATTTCTACCGATAACATTCAAAAGAGACACATCACAACCAAGTCACCAACATTTGATAGAGGTGATTCTGCTATTGACAAATCAAGACAGAAAACTCTACTAAGAAAAGATGCAGAGGCTTCAAGCAAAAAGCAAGTCTCAGAGAACAAGATATCCGACCTTCGTCAGATGGTAAATGAAGGTTCTCACCGTCTTGATATGAAAATCAACGGAAGACCAGTTCATATAAATACCAGTATGGCTAAAAGAATCCTTGAAGTTTATGATTCGGTCAATACTAAGAACAAGAAGATTGTTGAAAGTATGCTAAACGAGGACCTTGAATCCTTCAAGAAACTACTAAACTTTTCAATAAAGGCATAATAGATGGCAAACGGCATTAACGAACACAAACTGATTGATAACAATCGTAGAGCATTAGTCAAGTATGTTGCAACTGTAGATTCTGCGGCTGCTAACGTTGTTCTACTAGATGTATCGTCATTGGCATATTCTTTGAATACCAATGGTAAGATCATGTCATCTAATACTGATATCAAATCTCTTTACAGAACACAGATCAAAAGAATTTGGGGACATGGTCACTATAAATCTGGTGGCTATACTTCACTTAGATGGGGTGGTACAAATACTGAAATCTGTCATGTAGGGACAGGTCAATTCGATTTTAACTTTGATGCCGAAGGTATGACTGGTGCCATTCCTGCTAACACCGCCGGTACTGGTGATATTGTTTACTCAACAACTGGTGTTGCTGCTGGTGATGTATTCACACTATTCATTGAACTAAAGAAAGACGGTCGTGATTATGATCAGGGCCAAACAGCCGACTCCGCAGCCTTCAACCCAAAGAGACTAGCATAATGTCACATCTTATCGAAAGCATCCTAGACAAAAACTACGTTGTAGCTGAAAGTCATCTTAACGAAAAACTAAACTCTATTATGGAAAAGAAGCTATACGAAAAGAAGCGTATGGTTGCTGCCCAAATGGATGAAGTGATGGGTGGAAAAGATCCTGCTACTCTTAGATCCCAAGGTTATCGTAGAGCCATTGATGTTCTTGGTTTAAGTCCTTATGATAAAGCAAAGGAAGCTGCTAAGAAAAGAGCCGAAGCAAGATCAAAAAAATCAAATCAACCAAAACAGACCGAAACTAAACCTAAGGCAGCAGAAACAAGTGCCGCTCCAGAGGTTAAAATTGAACCAGATGAAGTGAAAAAGAAAGAAACACCAAAAAAGCCTGAGTATAAAAGACCAGGCATGTTGAGAAGAAACATCAACACATTACAAGGTCGTGAACCAGGTTATGTAGCACCAAAAGATGAAAAAGATATGCAGAGAGGTGGTAAAGTAGGTAAAGCTGCTCGTGCCGTTCTAACAGGGTTAAGTGGCTACGGCTCTATGGCCGAATAGTCAAGGAATTAAAAAGGATAAATAAGTCTATGAAACTTATTAGAGAAGATATACAAGACATTCATTACCTCGTAGAGGATAACGGTAAGGGTGGTAAGAACCACTTCATTACTGGTATCTTCATGCAGGCAGAAAAGCAGAACCGTAACGGTCGTGTTTATCCTATGTCAGTTCTTTCTAAAGAGGCTGACAGATATAACCGTGAATACGTTTCAAAAGGCAGAGCGTTTGGTGAACTAGGTCATCCTGAGAACCCTCAAATCAACCTAGATCGTGTATCCCACATGATTACATCATTACATCCTGACGGGACAAATTTTATTGGTAAAGCAAAGATTTTAGATACTCCTAACGGAAAGATAGTTAAGAGTCTACTAGATGGCGGTGCAAGTCTTGGTGTGTCAACAAGAGGCGTAGGGTCTCTCCGTTCGCACAATGGTTATCAGCAAGTCCAAGACGACTATAAGTTAGCTACAGCGGCAGACATTGTAGCAGACCCTAGCGCACCTGACGCATTTGTGCAAGGCATCATGGAAGGTAAAGAGTGGATTTTTGAGAATGGTAAGTGGAAAGAGCAAGAGTATTATCGTGCTAAGAAACTTATAAGTGAAGCATCACGTAATGATATTGAAGAAGTTGCCTTGAAGATTTTTGAAAACTATATTTCAAAACTTTGAAATTGCTAAATAAGGAAAAGGAGTATCCATAACATGGCATCACTAACAGAAACAGCAAAGGCTGTTTTGCAGGGAAAGGTTTTGGAAGAGGGTGCTTATCCTGAGGTTTCCCCAGGTAAGATTTCTAACCCTAATCCAGTTGACCCATCTACTGCATCAACAGGCAATGCTAAGACACTAAAGCCAAGTTCTAAGTCTGTCGAAGGCAGACATACGAACCCAGGCGCTGCCGATCCTAAGTCACTCGGTAAAGAGGAAGACCTAGGCGGCCAGACCCCAACATCACTTCCAACTGAAAATCTAGGTGCTAAGGCTTCTGGTTCAAAGGACACATCAAAGTCTGCAAAGGCTTCTGTTGCTGCCGAACCAACTAAGAAACTAGCTGCCGAAGAAATGGAACAGGACGGTGAAGTATTCTCAGAAGAGGAAAAGGTTTCTCTTGCAGAACGTCTAAAGGCTCTTAAAGAAGCCCGTAAGTCCAAGGAAGACGATAAGTCTGAAAAGGAAGACGAGAAGGACGAAGATGAGAAGCACGAAGGCAAGTCCGAAAAGTGCGATGAGGAAGTTGCTATTTCAGAAGAACTAGAAGATTTCATTGCAGAAGCAATTGAAGCTGGTCTTTCAGAAGAAGAAATCCTTGCTGCTATCGACGAGAACTTTGAGTTCGTAACCGAAGAAGCAGAAGAAGAAACTGTAGCAGAAGCCCTAGAGACTTATGAAGTCGATATGGCAGAGCATGTTGATGCCCTCCTAGCAGGTGAAAACCTATCAGAGGAGTTTCATGCTAAGGCTACCACAATCTTTGAAGCCGCTGTAAAAGCAAAGCTAGAAGAAGAAGTCGCTCTACTAGAACAGGCTTATGCCGAAACTCTAGAGGAGAGAGTCAACGAGATCATGGAAGAACTTGCTTCCAACGTTGATGACTATCTAAACTATGTTGTTGAACAGTGGATTGAAGAAAATGAAGTTGCTGTTGAGTCTGCACTCCGTTCAGAACTAACAGAAGATTTCATTGGTGGTCTACGTGCCCTATTCGCAGAACATTATATCGATGTTCCAGAAGATTCAGTCAATGTAGTTGAGGAACTATCTTCAACAGTTGAGGAACTAGAAACAAAACTTAATGAAGAAATTCAGCGTAACGTTGAACTTACCGGTGTTATTGCAGAAGCCCGCAAGGCAGAACTAATCGGTACAGTTTGCGAAGGTCTAACTGGCGTTCAGGCAGAGAAGCTATCTTCTCTACTAGAAAACGTTGCTTATACCAGCGATGAAGAATTTATCGATAAAATCGAAACTCTTAGAGAGAACTATTTCCCAGTAGCAGTTAAGAACGATTCAGTTCTTGACAAGGTAGAAGTTTCAGCAGACCCACAGGCCCTAACTGAAGGTAACCTAAACGGTCCAATGGCAAACTACGTTAAAGCTATTGGCAAGAGCCTCCCAAGATAATTTAACTTTAGTTAAGAAAGAAGGAAACTAAAATGTATCTTACAGAAAACCTAGAGTCAAAGTGGTCCCCAGTTCTGGACCATGATGGTCTCAATCCAATTAAGGACTCTTATCGTCGTGCTGTTACAGCCGTCGTTCTAGAGAACCAAGAAAAGGCAATGGCTGAGGAGTCACGCACTCTTAACGAAGCTGCCCCAACTAACGCTGGTGGTGGTCTCGGTGCTGGTACAGCAATTGGTTCATACGACCCAATTCTTATCTCACTAGTTCGCCGTGCGCTTCCAAACCTAATCGCATACGATGTCTGCGGCGTTCAGCCAATGACAGGTCCAACCGGCCTAATCTTCGCTATGCGCTCACGTTATAAGGCACAGCAGGCACAGGGTGCAGGTACAACCGACGAAGCACTATTCTTCGAAGCAAATACCGCATTCTCATCAAAGAACGCTGCTGGTAACACCGGTGGTGCTGCTGGTACAGAATGGGCAAACACCTCATTCGGTGATTCAGCTAACACCAACCCAGTTGCCGATCTAAACGGCGACGGTACTGCATTCGGCGTTGGTCGTGGTATGACCACTTCACAGGCAGAAGCACTAGGTGATTCCGGTGCAAATGCTTTCGCTGAAATGGCATTCAACATCGACAAGGTAACTGTTACTGCTCGTAGCCGTGCGCTAAAGGCAGAATACACCACTGAACTTGCACAGGACCTAAAGGCAATCCACGGTCTTGACGCAGAGACAGAACTTGCCAACATCCTTTCAACTGAAATTCTAGCTGAAATCAACCGTGAAGTTATCCGCACCATCTATCGCTCTGCTACTGTAGGCGCACAGTATGGTGTTACAACTGCCGGTACTTTCGATCTAGACACCGACTCAAACGGTCGTTGGTCAGTTGAAAAGTTCAAGGGCCTAATCTTCCACATCGAAAGAGAAGCTAACGCTATCGCCAAGGCAACTCGTCGTGGTAAGGGTAACGTCCTTATCGTTTCTTCAGACGTTGCTTCAGCTATGGCAATGGCCGGTGTTCTTTCATACACCCCAGCCCTTTCTGCTGATCTAACTGTTGACGATACTGGCAACACCTTCGTTGGTATGCTACACGGCCGCATTAAGGTTTATATCGATCCTTACTTCGGTGGTTCAGCAAACGGCGACGAACTAGTTACCGTTGGTTATCGTGGTACTTCACCATTCGATGCTGGTCTATTCTACTGCCCATACGTTCCACTACAGATGGTTCGTGCAATCGGTCAGGATACCTTCCAGCCAAAGATTGGCTTCAAGACCCGCTACGGCATGGTTGCAAACCCATTTGCTACCGCTTCTGGCGACGGTGTTGTTGCTGGTCGTGAAGTTGCTGGCAAGGCCAACATCTACTACCGCATCTTCCGTGTTCGCAATCTAACCTAATAGAAGTTAGATACGATCTAAGAACTGAGAGAGAGGCCTTCGGGCCTCTCTTTTTTTGTCTGCTAAATAGTTAGCGGAGGATAGCATGGCATACGAAGAATTTACTAAAAACACACCAGAGAACACATCGCTCCTACAGGCGACAAAATATACGTTCATCATTCCTGATATGCCATTCTTGAAATACTTTTGTCAGACTGTAGCACTACCTACAGTATCTACATCAGAGGTTGCCATACCCACACCCTTCTCTACCACCTATAGACATGGTGATAAGCTGGTCTATGAGGGGTTAACCCTTACTGCTTTGGTTGACGAAGATTTGCGTATTTGGGAGGAGTCATATAAGTGGCTTCGTGGATTGACTCGTCCTGCCGAATATGCACAGTATATCAAAGCAAAAGATCCTAAAGCACCTCTATACTTTGACGGTTACCTAACTATCAATACAAACTCTAATAATCCTAACATGCGTATTAAGTTTCATAACTGCCATCCTACCTCACTAAGTGGTATTAACTTTGATACTAAGGTTGATGCCGATACTATTCCTACCTGTGATATTACTTTCCGATACGATCTATTTGAGATAGAAAGACTTTGACGTTTCCTTTATAGTATGATATAATAGTTGTTTCTACGGAATGGAGTTATTATGTTGAAACCACCAGTGAATATTGACGACTTGATGAAGGAATGGTCACAAGATGGTTCTATTGATTCCACATCAATGGAAAAAGAACTATTGAAGATATCTCACCTTCACGGTAAATACCTAAACATCATGTCCTTTCATAGACACCTACTCCGCAAGATGGAGACTGATTATAAAATCATGAAGGGTCTAAGAGAGGATTACTATCAGGGTCATCTTACACAGGAAGAACTAGTAGAACGTGGTTGGGAACCTATGCAGCATGTTCTATCTAACCCACAGATTGCTAGAAAACTCGACACAGACCAAGAACTAAATAAACTGTTACTGAAACGAGTTGCCCATGAGGAGATTGTATCTTATTGTGAGAATGTCCTCAAGTCTCTAAACAATAGAACCTGGGACCTAGGCAACTATGTAAAGTATTTGCAGATGACAAACGGTAGATAATGACACACTTGATTATAACAAATGCGGATGAATCCTATATTAAAGTTCATTGTGACGAAAGCGTTGCATGGGAACTTAGGGATGCATTCTCATTCCGTCCTCCAGGGTTTCAGTTTGTGCCTTCTTACAGACAGAAACTTTGGGACGGCTATCTAAGACTATTCAATCCTCTCAATAGACAAATCTATCGTGGTCTTGCCCCACAGGTAATAAAGTGGGCAACCGATAGAGGATATACCTATGAGTATGCGGACGAAGATTATGACACATCCTTTTCAGTGGAAGAAGCAAATGAGTATATTGAAAAACTCAATCCCAAACATATGCCTAGAGATTATCAGGTTAACTCTTTCGTCCATGCAATACGTTCTAAGCGTCGTATTGTGTTGTCTCCTACTGGTTCAGGCAAGTCTTTGCTTCTTTACATGGTCTCTATGTATCTGCTTACCAAAGGGAAGAGAGGTCTTATCATCGTTCCTAGGTCGGCCCTTGTAGAACAGTTGTATTCAGACTTTGAGGACTATTCTGTAAAGAATGGTAAAGACATGTCTAAGTATTGTCACCGTGTCTATTCTGGTAAAGATAAGGTAACAGATAAGCCTGTTTGTATCTCTACTTGGCAGTCATTATATAAGATGCCTAAAGAATACTTTCAGCAGTTTGACTATGTTATCTGTGACGAGGTACATCAGGCACAAGCAAAGTCTCTTACCGACATTGTAGGTAAATGCACCAAGGCAGAATATCGTTTAGGTGTTACTGGTACTCTTACCGGTGCTAAGGCTCATGAATGGCAACTTGTAGGATTGTTTGGTCAAATCTATAAGGCTACTACATCAAAAGAACTTATGGACAATAAGCAATTAGCAGCCTTGACTATTAAGTGCCTTGTTCTAAAGTACCCTGATGAAGAATGTCATTATATGAAATCTGCGGACTATAAGACCGAGATTGATTACATTGTGTCACACAAGGAACGTAACAAGTTCATTGTGAACCTTGCATTGTCTCTAGAAGGTAATACACTTGTGTTTTTCAACTTTGTTGAGAAGCACGGACAGGTGCTATACGACATGCTAAATAAGAAAGCAAAAGATCGTAAAGTATTTTTTATTCATGGAGGAACAGACGTAGATGACCGAGAACAAATACGAAGGATCGTCGAGACGGAACGTAATGCTATTATTGTTGGGTCCGTTGGCGTTCTCAGCACTGGTACTAACATCGTGGCCCTCAATAATGTCATATTTGCATCCCCTTCCAAGTCCAAGGTTAGAAACCTTCAGTCCATCGGGCGTGGTCTCCGTGTCAACAGCACTAAGGAATCCGCCACGCTCTTTGACATTGCCGACGACTTTAAGTGGAAAGCCCATGATAACTATACTCTTAAACACTTCTTCGAACGCCTCAAAACCTACGGTGAAGAAAAGTTCCATTTCAAAATCTACAAAATTAAGGTCAAAGAAACGTAGGTGATCTATGAATGATGTCAGTGATAACCCTGTAGCAAAGTTCCTTAGACTACAGAATGGTGATGATATTGTAGCTGAAACGGTAGAGTATGAAGATGAAAATGGTATAATGTATATGGTAATGAATCCTATGAATGTGGTCTATTCACACACTCACGAAGGATATCTTTCTGTATCGTTTATGCCATGGGTGTTCCCAAAGATGGTAGATCATCAAGAGTTCATGCTACATGCCGAAGATGTTCTACTCATTTCAGATGTCACCGAGAAGATGAATATATACTATTGGGACAATGTGCAATCTCTATGCTCACCACAAGAGACTAGACCTCCTGTAGAACAACCTCAGGAAGAAGAAAGTAATATCTTAGATGTGCTTAGAGAAATGGCAAACAAAAGGACATATCACTAATGGCTACTGAAAGTAATCCGTATCTGTCATTCGACGACAAAGAACTAACAGACGACTTTGGGTTTTCTTTTAGCAACGAAGATGATATTGTAGCCGAGGCGGTAGCACCAGCGTCGGATGAGATTACAGACCTTAAAAAGAGGCTAGAGGCCATTCGTAAGATATACCTACCCCTATTACAGAACCTCGCTAAAAACTCCGATCAGCCCATTATCAAATGGCCGGATCGTGGTCCTGTGCTTAAAAAGCAGATTGATAAACTCACGATGCTAACGGAACCAGGATTCAAGTAGGCAGCTAACTAGATTTGCTTCGCAAATCATTCGCTTCGCTCATGGCTGCCTCTTGGCAGGAGGTTATTGGTTGGTTGGCTGCGAAGCACATTATAACCCAGTTCTAAAAATGTGTCAAGCCCTAATTTGAGGTTTTCTATAAAATGTTTCACTTTTTTCACCGCACACCAGAGATTGTTCTAGATTGCTATACAAGCGATCAGAGTTTCTATGCCAACACCCCTATCATCAAATCAGGTAAAGCAATTCCAGAATGGTGGAGAGAACTAGAGCCTTATAAAGCAAAGTTCTATCAAGAAGGTGAAAATCCTTATCATCTAAACTCAAATGAGTTGACAGCACGGGATTGTTATGCTATTATAGAATTATATAAAGTTGGTGCTATACTAGAAAACTGGTGTGATATCTCTTTTAGAACAGCGAACGGTGAATACAACTATTGGTATTCATCAGGACCTAAACCTGAAACGCATGATAGGAAACAGTTGGGTAACTCATTCCCAGGCTATCATCATATCAAGTTGGTTAGTCCTTGGGTTATGAGAGAAAGAACTGGAGTCAAATTTATGTGGTTAGGCGCAGAGTGGTCGTTACATAACTATGATATTAAGGTCTTGCCAGGAATACTTAGTTTTGATATAGTAACAGCAATGAATGTGAATATCATGTTCCCTATGCATGATGATGAGTTTGTTCTTCCTGTCGGATTGCCTTTAGGGCAACTTGTTCCTTTGTCTGATAAGAGATTGAAGATCAACAATCATCTAGTCACGGAGCAAGAGTATAACAAACATAGAATGAACTCATTTGGTGTTTCCTTTTACGGATGGCGAAGGGCATTGCAATTGAGAGAAAGAAACAAAGAGAGGGGAACATGCCCCTTTCATTCTGGAGATACAGATGGCTAAGAAGAAGAAACACTATGTAGATAATGAAAAGTTTCTGCAAGAGATTAAAGAATACAAGAAACAATGTAAGATTGCAGAAGCCGAGGGTAAAGAAAAGCCTCGGCTTTCAGAGTATATTGGTCAGTGTATCTATCTTATCGCAGAGAACTTTGCACATAAGCCTCGTTTTATGAACTATTCGTTCATCGATGAAATGAAGTCAGATGCTATTGAGAACTGCCTAATGTATTTTGACAACTTTGATTCCGACAAGTATAGCAATCCATTCGCATACTTCACACAGATCATTTACTATGCTTTTCATCGCCGTATTAACAAAGAAGAAAAGAACCGCTATATAATGTATAAGAAGTTCCAAGAGAGTTTCATTCAGACAGGTAGTGTCGATCAGCTATTAGATGGTGATGGCAATAACGTTATCACCCCTATGATGTATGATAACCTAAACCAGTTTATAGGAAATTTTGAAGCAAGAGAAGCAGAAAAGAAGAAGAAGCGCAAACTAGCTAAAGAGGGACTTGAAAAGTTTGTAGGAGAGGATGATGAAGGAAGAGAATCAGTTTGAGGTACCTTTTCAGGTGCAGACATTGATCACCACACTCAAAGATAAGAATGAACGTGTCCACGTTCGTGGTAACTATCGTCAGCGTTTAGACGCTATTCGACGTTCTATTGATAAGGCGATCTTTGACTATGATACCGAAATGGGCACCGTTCAGCCTCTACGATTTAAGAAGGGGCAGAGATAATGGATATGGATGATTTTGTCAAAGAGGTTGATCAGAATATAGAATGGTTCTGTAATCGGATTGTTGAACCTGTTCCCATCGATAAGCAGAGCAAAGAAAAGATCATGCGTCGGATGATCAATCTCGGATGGCTTCGGGAGTCAGAGTTTGAAACCTATCAAGAGATTACCAAAGAAGATTGACGAAATCATTTTTATGATATATACTGTATCTTTGAACTTGCTATTAGACTTAAAGGATAGAATATGGCGCTGATTGCTATGCCTACCGATACACATGCCGGGGTCAGAAATGACAACCCGGCATTTCAGCAATACCAGAAACGTTGCTGGCAGTGGTTCTTTGACTACATTGACGAAAAACAAATCAAGCATGTCATTCATCTAGGTGATATATACGACCGACGCAAGTATGTGAATTTCATGTCCGCTAAACGTCTCCGTGAGGACTTCTTTGAGCCTCTAGCGGAACGTGACATTGAAACGCATATTATTGTCGGCAATCATGACATGTATTATAAAGATACACACGAGGTCAACGCCCTAGAGGAAGTTGTCCGTGGTCGTTATTCTAATGTCCATATTCATTCTACCCCACAAGTTATCAACATTGACGGTCTAGACATACAGTTGATGCCTTGGATTACAGATAGTAATC